GTTAAAATCTATTGAATGGGTCTTGGCTAGTATGAACTGGCCGTGGCTTTTTCCCATCGCCACTATTGCTATACGTTTTCCTTCAAGATTTGGAACACTTGTCATGGACCTGGACTTTCTGATTTCACATATATGCGAGCCATACCATCACGGAATTCGTCACGACGACGACGGCCTTGTTGCTCGATTCCAAGACCTTGAATTGCTTCTTTATAGGAATTATTAAAGTAAGCAATCATATCAGCAGGACCTTTGGTGTAGCTGTAAGCTTGGACCAAACATCCATATAGAAGTGCCTCAGGGGCATTGATACTTACCCATGTCGTAGTGTTGGTAGATGACAATTGAGCGGGTTTATAAATATAGCCAAGTTCTACCGCGTACGCGGACGTGGGCGTGGGAGCTACATAGAAAGTATTCTGATCCCATACGGAATAGTATTTAGGGACACCAGTGACACTTCCGTCAGCCCAATACTCTTTCATAAAAGAAGTATCGCGAAACTCTAAAAAGATTTGATCTGTTCCATCTGTGACCATCATGTAGCGGTGGGTCAATATATCCGACGGAGCAGTTAGGAACTTATTGTTCGCCGTCAAATTACCAGTCACTTCTAACTTAAATACGTCTAAATCAATATCCCTTAGGATACGGTTCTCTGTCATGAGAATAAACGTATTAATAACCGCATTGGTGAATACATTGGCATCCACCTCGGTATAGTTGCGTATATTAGTTACTAATTCGTCGTAGGTCATGACACATTTCCTATGGCACTTGAGGCAGAAACGGAACTAGTATTTACAATCACTGAGTTGCCGGAGGCTTCGACATCGTTGACATAGCCCGTTGCACTGACTCCTGAAGTTGCATGAGAGGACGAAGTAACAACAAGAATGGTTCCGATATTACCAACACCAAAGACGTCTCCTTGCTCCGGGTAGGGCTGCATATTGTTGCCCCCGTTAGCACTCCCAATACTTTGAAAGGCTGAGTCGCCAGGTGAACCAACATAAACAGTAACCGGCTCAACCCGATCAGGACGAGGCTCATAGAGAGCAACAGCATCGCCATTAAACTTGAGTGGCTCAAGTTGCGGTTCTTTTGGTTCGTAATCTTCTGGGCAGACCTTGAATCCGCGCCAGTTTTTTCGCAGAATATTGTAGGGGTAACGTTGCCCGCAGTAATCGCAAAGTCCGTATGAGAATTTTCCGGTTGCGTATGCCACATCATACCCCCAACTGAGGAACGAAACTTATACTGGCCGTTTCACGATCTTCCGCAGCGGCTCTAGCCCACTCTTCTTCATAAATTTGCTTTAATCCGGCAGTCCTTTCAGACTTAAATTTAAGAGATAGATAGTAAGCAAGACCTGCTGCTAAGCAAGGCAAAAACCTGAAGTTTACATCCGATGTATTGGTGTAATCTCCAGCATCTTGAATCCGTCGAATTCTGTAATACCTAAACTGGTATGGTCCACCGCCTCCTCCAGGAGTCGGATAGAAAAATACCTTTGGAATATTCGTTCGCTCTACATAATATTGAGCGGGACGAGCTTGCGTGCTTTTATCCGGAATATCTAGATACTCTGCTCGAGTTATCGGGTCAATCGTAATATCAACAGCGGGGCTCTGGGAAAAGTCTCTGATTACGGCAGTTAGCACTTGGACGGTGTCCGTTGGCAACGTAATAGAAGTAGTTCCGGTCAAGCTAACAGCCACTTCCTCAATGGTCCACAAATTTAATCCCCTATTCGCCCAATCCAAAAACATGAGGTTAAGCGATCGACGAGCGGTCTTCAGGTGATGACCCGTAGTCATCTCCATCCCACAACGCTCGTATGCCTCTTCGATTAACTCATCGATTGGTAGGTCAAATATCGTGGTACCAGAAGTTGCCATTTAGCACATTCCGCCTTTTTTGTAACCCTTGGCCATTCCACCACCCATCATGCCCATAGCCATACGCTTGTGCTGATTAACGGCCCCGCCGTTTTTCATCATCACAGGACCGCTGGTTTTGCTGGTCTTTGAAATCATTTTGTTTTTAGGACCAGACTCAACACATCCGCCGCCCTTGGTTGCAATGCCCATTCCTTTTCCAGCCATGATTATTTCCCCTTTTTCATTGCACGGCCTTTAACATCTGCCGTTTTACGTTTAACTGCACGACCCATTTTATCCATGGCCGAGTTCTTCATCATGGTGCCATCAGGCATCTTGTGCATGCCTGCTACGCCACCTTTTTTCATTTTGCCCACCCCATCCGCAGCAAATTCTGGAACTTTTTTACCGCCCTTCATAACCATTTTTAACTTGGCCATTACTTCCTTCCTTTCTTTGCCGTTTTGGCAGATTGTATAAAAGCTTTTGCAGTAGGAGCGCCTTTAGTTCCCGGCTTACGCATCTTTTCACCAGAACCCATAGCGATACGTTTTTTCTTGGCGTTGATATTGGCATAAAGGCCGGGTTTTGCTGGCATGGCTTTACCTTCCGTTGAAAAATGAATACAAACCAATAAAAAAACTTGTCACCGCACTTGACGCTCCGGCCACCCACATGAGGGTTTTCCAGCCGCCTTTCGCTTCTGACAAGGTTAGATTAATTGCTTCTAACGACTTTTTTATGTCGCTCATGTCTGCCATCATCTTATCCATGTCATCTTGGATATGACGAATTTCAACAGAGTGTGTGGCTAGTTCCCGTTCGACGCTCATTTAGCATTTCCATCGTTTTCTGGCTTGACGGATACGGCTATTGGGGTCTTTAGCAGCTTCAGGGAATTTCTTCATCTGCCCTGCAGACCGAGCACAATAAGACTTACGACGCTTCGCGCGGGCGCCCGAAGGGTTGTCTTCTGTGACCGCAGTCTGAAGTTTAGACCCAGGATTAGCCTTTCGATACGCGGCAACCCCTTTTTTGGTCATCCCAGCCCCGGACTTTGTCGGGCGAAAGTTGCCCGACTTGACCGAAGTCTTGATGCCCATTCCCTTGGCCTTGGCCATTAGACCGCTGCCCCACCGTAGAAAAATAGTGTGACACTGGTGACTTGTGCGTCATTTACGTCAATAAATACGCCTTCATCAAACAAGAACCCCATATCCGGAACAATGATGTCATACGCCCCAGCAGAAGCTGGAGTATTAATCGTCACTAAAGCCGTCCCAGAAGAAGTTGTACCGTTCTTTAATGAAAATGAAGAGGCCGTTGAAGTACACGTGAAGTAAACTCCTGCTACACGTGTACGTCCCGCAATAGCCTGTGCGTCGCTGGTCTTAGTGACCGAGCTTATATTGCTTGCGCTCATTACAGCCCCCTAATTAGGAGAGGTTGTTGTTCTGAATATAAAGAACAGTTACTGTCGCCGCGCCTGCAGCACCATTGCCGTTTTGAGCGGTAAAATCCGCTAAAACTTGAATGTCAGTCGTTCCAACATCAGTAGCTTCGGTGTCTAAGGTGCCACGAGTAGTAGCCATTTGCAGGAATAGTAGCAACAACTTGGTTGTTCGAAGTTGCGCCGATGATGTCAATCACAGCGGACTGAGCCATCAATACATACCCTACGTTTGCTACATCAGTGCCTACCGTTGTTCCGGTAGTGTATTTAATATTTCCAGCCGTGACTGGGCCAGAGAAATTGGTATTAGCCATGATAAACCTTTCGTGTTATAGCACATTGCCCATAAGTCTCTATAACGTCTGCTAGGCCAGTCGTATGGGCTAAATAAATCCTAGTACCTAAAGAATACAACAAAAGGGGGGTTTTGCAACCCCCCTCTCTCACAACATCAAGGCGATCCGGGTGAACCAAAGACGCCTAGCGGATCAGACCAGCCGAACGAATAACGCTCGCGGGACTTGTAACGAACGTTACCGGTGTCAAAGTCACCGTCCATCGACTGAGCCATCGGAGTACGAACGAAGTGCTTCAGGCCGTTAGGAACGTCAGTACACAAGAACCAAGCATCTGGATCGGTCAAGAAGTGGTTAACTGTGTAACCCTCTGGAATCGAACCATTGCTCTTCAGAGCGTTGATGTCGTTGTCAGCCGTAGCGACGCGCAGTTCCGTATCAAGAATACGGGTTGCGATAAACATCAGCGACGGAGGAACAACCAACTTACGTGGCTTTGCAGCAATCAGCAGTCCACGCTCGTCCGTCCAAGCAGCAATCTGAATAACAGCAGCCTCAAGGGAGGTCTCAGACAGGTCGGCAGGAGTTGCGGGTTCGTTGCTGTTGACGCCACCAGAGATTAGCGGA